CTGAAAGCTCGACATTCTGATCGATTTGCGTTATCTGGTCTGCAAAACCCGGAATTATCGCCTGGTCCCAGTTCCCCATGCGGTAAGAAACGCTTATCCCGTCAAAAGCGCTGGCATCCGTACCGTTGATCTTCAAACCTTCGCAATCGTCTCCGGTTAGCCCATCGATGTCCGTAGTCTGTCCGCTTATAGCGCCAACCGGCCCGGCCGAAAGGCCGATCAGCATCCAGAGCTCGGACTTGCCGTCCGAAACGGCTTTCGTGAAAGAACTCAAAATCTGCCCGGCGGCTTTGTGCTTGCCATAAATGATTGGGATAGGCGTTCCGTTCCGGGTTGTGTTCTGGATTCCATCCCAGCCATATATGGGAGATTCTTCATCGCTGTCAAATTTCGGGCGGTTCTCCACTTTCATCGGCGGTAGTAGAGCCTGAATCGCAAAGCCGATGCCGGTCATGATCAGCGACACGATCAGCGATACGACGATCGATCCGAGTAGCTCTGCACCGGCCGGAAAGCGCCTTATTATGACCTGATCTTCGGGCGCAAAGACAAACGTATCTATAAAAGGACCGGATTTCCAGCGTTTTCCCTTCCATACGATCCACAATGTGTCCGGATGGAGGCCCTTAGGCACAATGTCTCGCAGCCGGGTCCCGGCCGGAACGATCTCTGTCCGGACGTCCTGCGGCTTTAAAGGATTGTCAATCCATTTTATGCAAGGCATTTGTGCCTGTATACGGAATCGATCTTTGGTAGTAGTGACCGTATTGGGGTTATAACCACCCCATGCCGCTCCACGGCATGTATAACCTTGCCGCCTTTTAAGTAAACGCCACAATGTGTCGGGTACTGCGCGCCATGAAGCCGGAAAAGAACGACGTCGCCTTCTTTAAAAGGCGGCATCACGCGTTCCCAATCTTCACTTTTGTGCTCTTCGAAGACCGGATTGTCGCCAAAGGCGATCTTGTTGCAGTAATCCAGGTCTTCTATCTCAATGCCCATGCGGCGGTATATTTCCACGACAAGTCCCCAGCAGTCCATTCCGGACTTGTCACGGCCGCCATACTTGAATGGAATGCCGACAAGATCTTTATATTCCATAAAGCCTACCGTATGGAATGGCGGGAAACCCGCCGAAGTTCAACGTATTCTTATGCGCCCGGCAACCGTTAGGGCCGTCTAACGTATAGTCGCAGCTATCAAGGCCACCTTCGATGTTCGCATAGTCAAACCGAAGCGAAGTTGACGGTATAGCCGAAGTCGCATGGCTTATGAAGCCGATCTGCTTCTCGCCAGAAAGATCGGACCGCGTGAGAGTCTGAATCGTGGACCATGAATCGCCACCGGAAGATTTGCTCGCTATCGTGACCGTGTCGCCTTCAATTGCTATCCGGCCGTAACGCTGAAAAGTTGCCGTGCCCTCCGTCGTAGAGCCGTCCACCGTATTCTTCCAAAGAAGCTCGTCCGTTCCGCCGTCGTTGTACCAGAGAAGCGCCACCCAGTCGTTGCCATCCGTAGATGACCGGATCATTATCCCAGCGCCAAGGCCGGACTGCTCTATCGATTCATGGCAGAAATATGTATCTATGGCCGTATCACCAGAAAGGGCCTTGTATACGAAAAACCCCGTAGCCGTAGTCCCGTGCCACATATAAGCGGCATCATCCTTGTTCGTGAGCTGAAGCTTGCCTTCATATGTAACGGAGATATCCGCGCTCTCAATGTTGCCGCTGTTAAGTACATACCAGCCGTTTAGCTTTTCACCATCGCCATAGTGCAGTGTTTGCTGTGTAGTCTTGCCGAACTTGTCTCCGGGATATCCGCAATTCTCATCTTTATACCGCCACCGGCACCGCGTACGGATAAAGCGTTGCTTGGGAAGCTGAAGCACATAAAGCTGCTCGCCGCCAAGCTCAAAAACTGCTGCTTGATCGGTGACTTGTACACGATTGATCCGGTACGTGAACGAAAGGCAGGAATTAGCATCCGAAAGTTCGGACGTGCTTACGATCTTGAGAACGACCTTGTTGCCGATGATGTTGTTATTCTCAAGATACGCTGAAACTTCTCGGTTCGCATTTGCTACCTGCACTTGGACGCCTTCAATCTTTGCTTCGGAGCTTTCGGAAAGTGTGTCAAAGATCGCTGGGAGCGGACTATATTCTTGACCGGCAAAAGTCACAGATTCCGGATACACGGCCCAACGTTCCCAAGAAGAATCGTCGACCTGGACTTCAAGCAAAACAACCCAGGGCAGGTCGCTGTATAGCCGGTTCTTCTCAACTATTAAGCTTGCCGGTAGCGCTTTCATTTATGACGTTGCTCCGAAAACTTGCTCCAGCTCGACGTACATCCGGTAATGAACGGGGCTAAGCTTCACGATCTCGACCGAATCTTCCACAAAGCGGACTGTAAACGTGGGTTGAAGCGTATTCTCGCTCGGCGGTGAACTGCCGGACGTACTATAGCCGTCCGTTGGCTCTGTCCACGTGCCTCCGCTTTGCGTGATCGGACTTGACTGCTTGTACAGAACCTCCGAAGACGGTCCGCAATATACCCAAGCGCGGGATACGCCGGGATCAAAAGACGGAACTGTGACTGTAAGAAGGTAGCCAGAAGCAACCGTCAGGCTGTCAATCGATGAGATTTGCGTCTCCCCGCTGTCATCCGCCCATGAGAAAGCCGCATAAATTGTTCGCACGCCCAGACTACCGCCTGCCGTTTGGCCTAACGTTGGCGCTTTCTGGGGCGAGGGATGCTTGACCGAGGGCGTGTAATAGAAAGGTTCCGCAGCGCCCTTTCTTTCGCGAAAGAATGCTTCCAACTGTTGCCGCTCCGATTCCGTAGCCGTCTTCCAGAGCAAAGCCCACCGAAGGCGCGGATGTGGCCAGCGCGCGCGGCGCTGCGTGACGCCGCTATCGAATTCCGTAATTATCGTGCTGAATTCCGGTTTGATCGTATAGCTGAATTCCGGCGTAAGCGGGAAGCTTTCCATCTTATGCGCTCCTTACGGCCAACCTTAATGCGCCGTCTGTGCCCATCGCATTGCGGATAATTTTCGCGATCGTACCCTGTCGCCTGACAAGCCAACCGTCGAAACTTGCCGCGTCGATCGTCTGCACGTTGAAGACAACCTGTACGCTTGCGCTTGGCTTGCGCACTTCTACGGGAATGGCCCGCCCGCCGCGAAGCGGAACGACGGCTTCCGGACCGGCTTCACCGAGCAAAGTCAGCGTCGGCCGCCGGAAGACACCTCCTGCCTGTGCCGTTGCTACGCTTGTCGTGGACGTACCTCCACCTGCCGGAGCACCTCCGCCGCTCGGCGTATAACCAAAGAATTTCGCCGCTCCCTTATATCCCGCACCATATAGCGCTCCGCCGATCAACTGCTGGAAGAAGAAGATCACCAAGCGCTGTGCAAGGAACTGCGTAAGCATGCGAAGGATATCTTGCAGAAACCGGCGGAGATATTCCTTGAAAGATCGCATCTTGCCCGTCAAGGCATCAAAAAGAAGATCGCCCAGCGTATAGGTAAGCGACTGGTAGACATCCATTGCAAGCTCTTTCACCATACGGGCGAAATTGCCGAACTCTTCCGCCCAAATCCGGAAACCTTCGCCAAACTCGTCGAAGAACTTCCGCCATTGAAGCATGTGCTGTCGGACGCCGGAAAGCCAGCGCGGGGCTTCTCTAACCGGCCGCGCCGTAATCTCCATCACGCCCAAATCTAGCGGCACTTCGGCTTGAGTTCCGGCTTTGGCCCGGGATTGCAACCATGCTGCGGTCTTCCCCTTCAGTGTAGTCCAAAGTTGGGACAGAACATCGAATAGATCTTTTGCCTGCTTATAGATCTGCTCCCGCCGTTGCCGGTAGTAGGCCTTCATATTGGCCTGCCATTTTTGTTCAAGCTCTGCCAGAGTCGGCACCTTAAGGCCGCGTCTCTTGTAGTACCATGCCGTCTCTGGGGCCACCTCGCGGGGACGGGGATACTTTTCGACGTATTCTTGGAAAATTTGCGGCCCGAAGATCTTGTCAAACCAACCCGCCAGCCACCTGTTGAATTCTTCCGTTCGTACTGCGCCTTCTTGCTCGGCACGCCGTAAATTTCGTTCTAGCTTCCATACATCCCAGGCAAAAGCGAGATCCTTTGCTATCTTGGCGATACGGTTTGCAACCGTCAAAACCAGCGGCTCCAATGCCCGTATCATATCCAAAAGCGGCGGGACAAGCTCTTTCACGATAATGCCGAGATCTTCGGCAATATCCCCCATGTACCGCTGAATCTTTTCTATCCGGACAAGCGTTGTCTCGTCCGTGCCAAGGCCAGACTGACGGAGCTTCTCCGCTTGTTCATGCAGCGCCCGCATAATGATCCGCTGGCGCTCTTGAACCGTAAGAACCCGCCCGAGACTTTCTTCCGCCGCTCTGAATTGCTGCTCAAGATTAGTAATGCCATACTGTCGAAATGTCCGCGGGAAAGCTGTGATAAGCGCGGAAATAATCTCGTTGAGGGTTGGTCCTACCTGCTTGCCGAGCGCTAAAGCAAACGTGGTGGCATCTTCTGCAAGCTGCGTAAATTCTTCTCGCGACCGGACGAGCCCGGCAACAATCGCCTTATTAGCCGCGGCAAAAAGACCGGCATGGCCGATTGCGTACCGTGTAGCTTTGTCCCATTCATGGACGGCGTCGGCCGTAGCGCCGATCTGCCGCCCGATCATTTCAAAAGACTTCCGCGCAGCTTCCAGGTTCGCGAAAGCTTTCGTCCAGCGGATAGCTTCAAGAACCCCCCGCCAGCCTAGATATGCGCCGACCGCCAGCTTGATCTTCTTGGCAAGGGAACCAAAGGCCGCGTTCATACCGCGAAGGTTGCGCTCCACGGCCCGTGATTCGCGGCCGATGGACCGCCGCAGTGCCCTAAAAGGGCGTGTCAGAAGGTCTTTTAGTCTTACCGTGACGGTCAGCTCGGGCATTTAGCTCTTCCTCCTCCAAGCCCATTACGTAGCTCAGAGCATCCATAAAAGACGCAGATTGATCCATCCAACCGCCGGGGTCCGGCAATATCCCCGTCTGGGCTAAGGCACCAAACCGGCAAACAAGAAGGGCATCTCGGTCTACTACGGCGAGAGGACAGCGCTTCAGAACGGTTCCATCGGGAAGGGTCGTCCAAAATCGCGGATCGGGGGAATCTTCGCGACACCCGCGAAGGCGTTTTTGCTCCTCGGTACATGTGGCGCAATCGTACTTCCATTCTCCACGGACTATCGCGAAAGCTAAGGCAAGTTTTTTCGGTCCACCTCGCTTAGCAAGTTCAGGTCGTAAATTGCCGTAGCCAGTTCCATCCGGACAGCCAGCGGCAGTTGCCCGATTAACTCGTCTTGGATTAGCCCATCACCGTCAGTCTTAAAAGCCACCTCGCTTCCGTCTTCCCGCTTCAGGTTCTTCCAGCCCGCTAAGCCGTACTTCAGCGCTTTGTAAGTGAACGTCCCGGCCTTGTAACCTTCGCCGGTCAGCTGAAGGCCCATATTATCCTCGATTTCGCGCTTCTGGTGTACCGTCAGCGGCCGGAAGATCCAAATGGTTTGAAGGTCCGGCGGAAGGTCACGCTCGGACTGCAGGATATACTCGCGGCGATCCTTGACCGATGGCAAAATCATAAAGCCTCCCTACTGGTGCGTAATTGTCAGCTCATCATCTCCGCTATTTCGCCGAAGCTTGTAAGTGATGTTGTCAACGCTGATCCCGTCCCGGTCTCCGTCCCCGATATCGATGATCTGAAAGGCCGGAGCCGAAAACGAAATATGGTTCCCGCTTTCGGAGCCTATGTCGAAAGCAAGCGATCCTGTCTCGCTATCTTCCATAAGCCCGTAGAAGTCCTGATCCGCTACAAGCGGCGAATCAAAGTCAATCGTCCCGCCGGGATCCCGCCCCGTAATCATCGCGTAAGAAAGCCCGTTGGAAGCATTGGCATTGTCGCGAAGAACCACTTCATTAGCCATATCGAGTGTCAGGCTTGAAAATACGCCAGAACTCCATGCCGAGCCAAAGTTCAATGTCAGGTTTGCGCTGCGGAACTGTGGTGGCAAGGTCGATTCATACGTTATGCCGCTAAGCATTGCCGTGTCTGTCGTGTCCTGATAGATCCCCGTAAATGTAAACACGAAGTAGCAAACGCCGTTTGCGGTACATTCGAGCGAAACGTTTCCGCGGGCACCATAGACCACAACGGCCCGGCCGTCGTTGTAAAAGCCAAGCGTTAGCGTGTCTGTGTCGTCGTCGTCGGAGTCCGGCTCGTAGACTACGCTTGTGCCAGAATTGATCGTCTCTCTGAATCCACATCCTTTAAGCAAAACTCCCCAAGACGGCGGCGTATCAGCCGTGCCGGAGCCTTTGACTTCGACACGGCAGGTTACCGTTGCGACCTTCCGTGCAGCCATAGACGGCATCGTCGAAAGGTCAGACCGTAGCGGATTGCGCTCCGCAAAAGTGAAATCCGGTTCGCAGGTCAAGTCTTCGACCAAGATTCCGGCATCGCTTGCGGAAAGCGTTTCCGCGGTCCCCTTGGTCGATTCGACCTTTGCGGCCAGTTGCCGCTTCCTTCTAATCAACGCCATCGGTCTTCCTCCTTATCTCTTAGTATACGGATCGCCATAAGCATGCCGATATTTAACCCGTACAATTAACCGCGCGGCGGCTTCGGGGCTGAATTCTTCCGAAACCATCGTCTCCGCGCTTTCAACTTCCGTATCCAGAGCCAATCCGCCATGTGTCGGATCGGCACATATCGCTTTATGCACGTCAGCTAAGAGCGCTTCAACTGCCCAATCTGGATGGCGGCTATCCCGCGCCCAGAGCGTTAGCTCGATCCGTAAAAGCGATTCTACGACATCGCTAACCCTTGTCGTGTAGCTGTCCCCTAAGTCGTACAGGAACACAGCGTCATATTGCCGGATCGTCGGCACAAGATAAATTAGCCTTTCCGCCGTGCGTACCGTCCTCTCATATCCCGCACTTTCTTTCACGGCGCGGACTTCATCAAGAATCGCATCGAAGATCTGGACTCTTACGCTATTTGCCACGGCGGAAAATCTCCTGGAACCGCTTAGAGAGTCTTGCAACTAACCGGCCAAGGTTCTTCTGGAGGCTGTCCCTAAGTCCCATCCGGGCCGGGATGCGGACGACGTCCCTAAGAACAAAAAGCCATTTTGCGGCTTTCTTGGCCGTTCCAGGGACGTGGCCGCCAAAAGAAACCAGAAAGAGCCCGCCGGAAGGCGTGCGGACGCACCGCACGTTCAGTCCTGCAAGTGTAACCCGCAACGGGCTTGACCAGCGGGCCACACCTGCTTGTGTCTTGGCATCCGCAAGTGGAATGGCAAGCTTCTTCGCTCGCTTTGGGCGAATTTCGCCACCGAATTCATGGATGGCTGCATATTTCGCTGTACTTTTTATTTCGACGGACGTATCCCAGAAATGCCTACCCTTGACTGCAAAGCGGAATGAGCGCCGGAGCGTACCAGTACGCGGATGCAGCCCCGGACGGCCTGTCAGCCGTTCCGCCTTAAAGCGCGCTAAGGCCCAATGTGCCCAGCGACCAAAAGAAAGCGGCGCTTCCCGGACGATTTCGTCTTCCATTTTGTCCAGGGTCTTTAGCAGCTCTTCCCGCGGCATGCGCACGTCGATCATTCCGTCACCCTCCGGCAGCGGTAACGGTCAAGAACGGGCTTCACTTCTGGAAGCCAATAGCCGTCAACGTTCCGCGATACGGTGCCTTGGCCGCTGGATACGGACGCAGCGCCCGGCTTTGTACGCATCTGCCATAGATAGCCGACTTGCCGTGCACAAGCCATCGACAGGTCGGGATAGCTTGCGATAAGTTCTTCCGTATCCGCAGCCATCCCGCCGCTGTAGATCACGCGAAGTGCACGGTAGCCGGAAACTAACGTCCAACGCTCTATATAGAGCAGCCCGGCCTCTGTATCGACTGTATAACAGTCATCGTCAACTTCGGACTCCGTATCCCAGTCCCAATCCGTGGCATTATGCACGGAACTGATCGAGGAAACCGGGTATGCCGAGAGCTGATAGATCGTCCGGTTATATTGCACGCTGAAGTACTCGGTATATGTGTCCCGCTGGATCCACCTGCAGAGATAGTCCTGCATGGCCTTCGAGACTTCTTCGATAAGCGCATAAAGAAGCCCGTCAACGCTGGGATCATCCGGGCTAAAAGCGATAAGCGATTTGACTTGGTCAATGCGCGCAAGGTGGATCACGGCTCATCCGGTTCCTTCTTCTTTGGCTTGCGCTTGACAGGTGCCGACATGGACCGGTTCAGCGGCGAGGTCATTTCACGCTCTTTGGGCTCGGGAATGACTTCCAGTTTGTGTCTTTGCCCAGCAACCTCTTCTTCGGAAGCTTCAAAGACGGTCCCTTCGGCTAAAACTTCCCGCTTAGCGGTATAGAAGACGTAACCTTTGCGGACTTTCCACTTGGCCATAACTCCTCCTTGTTATTGCGTTGCAACCAAAGCGGGACAGAGACGGGCAGGATGCGCGAAGCATCCTACCCGTCATGTCCCGCCCCTGCCGCATTAGCTGACGACGGTCACGTCATTGGCCAAGCAGAAACTCTCGGCATGCCGCACGCCGATATCAACGTAGTAGACCACCTTGATATCGACGGCGTCATTGGACCAGCTCGGACCTTGCGGGTTGACGTCGATCCGGACTGTACCCCACTCGCCAATGATTAGGTCTTCAATGTTGCCAAAGTAGATCTCGGTGCAGTCCTCATTGCTACCAACCGTTAGATCGATCGGAATCTGCGTTGTTGTGTAGATCGGGAAGCCGTAGAGCATCCCCTTCGAAGATGCGGTCGGATCCGGATCCACAAGCGGCCGGTTTTGGCTATCCTTTAGCTTCCGCAAGTCACGGACGGTCCGCGGATGTACGATCCAAACCGGGGTGCCCTTCAGCGCATTGTCCTTCTCCACCTCATAAACCATATCAATCAGCTTGTCCAAGCTGAGAGCTCCGCCGTTGGTTCCATCGCCGAAAGTCACCGTATTGATGTTGCTTGTGTTTGCAATCCCAGTCGGTTGTCCACCGCTTCCGGTACCGCGAAGAGCCGCCAAATCGACCGCTTCTGCGATGACCTGAGCGAGGTCTTGCCGCACGATTTGCTCGGCCGCAGCCGCCGAAGTTTCCAAAAGCAGGTTGGAAATCGACGTCCGCCCGGCGCAAATCTTCGGCGAAAGCTCAAGCTGTGCGGCCGTCATGTCAGAAGCGGTAATGCTTCCGCCTTCGGAAACCCAGTAAGCGGTCGCAGAGCCGGAAGCTTTCGGGATCTTCGCCGGTGCGCCTTTGAAAGTTAAGACACGCGCTCCGGCTTTCCGGACGACGATGTTGGCATACAGGTTTTCAATAAACTGCTCCGGCAGGAACTCCGCGGCAACCCAGTAGCCACCTGCAGATCCGGTGCCGAAGGTAAGCGTACGCTTCTTGGAGGTCTCTTCAATGGCGTACTTCTCATATTCCGCCAGCTTCCAGTCGCGGTTGTTCAGCGCAAGCGCAAGCCGCACAAAGGAAAATTCGTCATCGGGCGGCATCTCAGCTTGCGACTTCCTGCGCGGTTTGAATTCCCGGTTCTTTGGCTCGGCAGAATCCGCCCCTCCATCGGGCGGACCGACGAGCCTTTCTTGCCGGGATTGGACCGCATCCACCTTCTTTTCAATCTCGGCGATCTTGTCAACCAACTGGGTAAAGTTCCCGGAAATCTGGTCGATTTTTTCCAGAAGCTTTTCCATTTCTTTCTCCTCCATTTCGATCTCTTGTTTTAGTTCCGGGACGTTTTTGCTTTCCGCCGTATCGGTTTTAGCTTCCGGCACGGTTCCGGTGGACCGCGTATCCGCCGATTCCCCGGACGGTTCCGCACTTTCGGCTTTAGCCGACACGTCTTCCAGCATTTCCGCCCCAATGGCTTTTACGATATCGGGATGGTCTTCAACCCATTTCTTAGCTTTGTCCAGTGTCCATCCGTCGCCCTTTGGAAACCGCAGGCTTTGCAGCGTCATGGCTTTTTCGCCTTTGAGACGCCCGGCAACGGCAAAGACCCGCGGCTTGGACTTCTTGATCGGGATACGCCGGAAAGAATCCGGCTCAAAGTCTTCCGGATCGCGGATACGGTAGCGGATTTCGGTATAGTCCGGGCTGTCGTCCCAGCCCGGCCGTTCAAGAACCATGTCGCCCGCATCTCGCGTTTCCGGAATATCGTCCCATACTTCGGCGAAGATCTCTTTCAGTTCCGCCTCGTCATAATCCCTTAGCTCGGGCGGTTCCTTGTCAAACTGCTTGTAGTGTCGCGCAAGGTGGTTATATACGCCTTTCTTATCGGCTTCGGGGATCTTCACGCCGCCTCGTGCACCCAGAAGTGCGGCCATGGCTGCGGCAACGCCCCGCCAAACGACCGGTTGCGCACCATCGCCCTTATGGTGAGGCAGCTTGTAATTGCGGCGCAGCGTTGGATCTTCGCCCGTTTGAAACCATGCGTGCATTTTGCGAAGGCGCTTCGCGTCCCCGGTGGCTTTCTTTACCTCCCGTGCGGCGTCCCATGGTGCATTTTCCGGCGCTTTTGGACCGTCACCATGAACGGAATATGGGATTGCGCCTTTTTCTTCAGTTTCGATCTCTTCGGGCATGTTGTCCGACATATCCATGGCGTTATAATCCTGCGGCTCCGTCACGATATCCCGCCGGACAACGCCTTCTACTTCGCGGCGCAATTCTTCAGGTACCGCAAGACCTTTTTCCATTTCCACGAGCAAAGCCTCCCTGTTTGCTGGTACAGACACGATCGAGAGCTCAAGCAGCTCGCATCTTTCATATAGACGTCCCGGCTTAAGATCCGGTGCCGCCTTCAGCTCTTCTTCGTCTACTTCAAGTGGCTTTGACTTTAGCGGGATAAAACCAACGGAACAGGCCTTAAGGAAGCCAAGCTTGCAAAGCTGATATACTTGCTCGGCCAATTCGTGGACATGTGCCGGAGCAAATTCCACGTCAAAGAGCAGCTTGTCCCCATCTTTCGTAATCTTTACGGTCCGGCCAATGGGCGGGATATCGTGCCGGTGGTTCCAAAGGACCGTCGGATTCTTGCGGTATGCTTTTAGTGACCATCCCGATACGGATATGACATCCCCATACCTGTCGCGGGATGGCGTTGTCCCGATAAACCGCAAAACGCGGGATTTGTCAGCCACAGAGCGCACTTCGCACTCGAAGGCCTCCGTGATTTTCTTCTCTTCTAAGACGGCAACGTCACGTTCTTTGGCGTCCATTTTTCTTGTTCCACTCAATAAGGTCTGTAAGTTTCTGAGATATTTCCGCTACGCTTATTTCCAGTTTCCGAAGCACATCCCAAAGCGCTTCTTCGCGCTTCTCTAAGCGATCTGTCTTTTCGGTCAAAGTTCTAACCCGCACACGTAACTCCATCCAAACAGCTACAACGCTCGCAAAGGCTGCACATATCCCGATAAAAGCTGCTACATCGCGGATTGTCAAGTTTTCCATCACGGTTGTGGTACAAGTGTACACCTACAGTTGACAACTTCACCGGCCGGACCGGCAATGTCCCCAGGATATCGAAGACCGTTTGCCGGAAATGGCTTTCCTACGGGCCACGGCCCCGCTTGCATGTTTTCAATATGTGTTTCACGGGTTACTTCGTCCAGTGCTGCAAGCCAGAGATGTTTTTTCACACCGGCCATACGTTCACTTTCGTATAAAAGCCCATTAGTAGCTTGCCCGGTTTCCGTTCTTGCAATCCGAAGCGAGCGATGGCGGCTATCTTGCATGATCTTATAAACGCGGTTGGCCAGCTCGTGCACAGTTTCACCTTTTTCAACGGCTGCAATGTGTGCCTCGCGTACGCGCTCGCGGATGGTTTGCGGAACGCGGACGATTTTGATCTTCTTCTTCTCGATGAACGCTTTCAGCTGCGGATGGTTGGGGTCGAAGCTAAACATATATCCCGCGTTTTGGATGGTCTTTTCGATACGTGGTTTTTCCGCTTCGGCCAGCTCGCCGAGAAATGTATCGGCAAGCGCTTGAATTTCTTGCTCCCATTCCGGGCCAAGATCCAGCGCATCAAAGGGCAGGTCTTCGGCGAGCTCCGGGGCTTTCTTGAAGATCTCTTCGAAGTATTTGCGCATGCGCATTAAGTATGTGCGGATCCGCCGTGAGAACTTTTGCTCATAACGCGTAAAGCCGGAGATGTATTCTTCCCAGAACCGCCGCTGCTCTTCCGTATGCGGAAGGCTGCGCGTCAGAACCTCGATATGCGACGGCTCCGGCTGCAAGATCGCTTTTTCGGGTTCTTTTGCTGTCCCGACTTCAAGCAAATTCATCGGCAAGTAGCCGTCGTTCCCCCATGGTACTTCTGGCATGCCAAGTTCAAGTTTCTCGTTAATCGCGTTGACGGGATACCCCATCTGGAAAAGCTTATAGGCTTGGTCGATCTTTTGCGCGTAGTCTTCCTGCAAGCTTTCGACGACGGAAAGATCAAACTCGCCCCATGTGCGTTCTTCGTCATAAGGCAAAAAGAATTGTGCGCGGAGCGTATCTTCGATCAGATTCATTAGCGGGATCAGCGTCTTGATCCAGTAGTTTTTGTCAGCCGTCCGCGCAGTCGCGTAGTTGATATCCTCGTAGACGCTGACTTCCGCCTTAGGGACCTTGAAAACGGCAAGAACCTCATCCCGTGTCCATTTTCGCTGCTCGATAAAAAGCATATCTTTGTGGGACACAGAGAGCTGCTTATAGTCCATGCCGCCTTCAAGGATAGCCAGCCGGAAGGCGCGCTTTGGCCCCTTGTATCGGCTTTCCCATTGTGCGCGGAGCTGTTCGCGTTGTGTTGGCGTCAGTTCGCCTTCGACGGTAAGTATGCCGCCTGGATCGGCAGAGTTTTCGAAGAATGCACGATTATATTGTGCGGCAAGGTAATCTTGCTCCGCGGATAGCCGTGCGGCTTCGATCGGACCGATTCCCCAAAAGTCGTTATAGGGATTGAAAAGCTTGAAATGGATCACCTGACACGGATCCAGCCGTATGGTCTCGTTGCTTGACCGGCGGAAGTTCCAGCCAATTAGTTCGCGGGATCCTTTCTTGAAGATCGGCTCGAAGAAATCTTTGTGGATGACCCAGATTTCCGCCGGAACCTGGTTCGGCCTTTCGCGGTCTAAAACCCAAAGCGCATTGCCAGTTAGCTCCAAATGTACGACCGTAGCTTCCCAAAGATGGTAACGTGACCATTGCGGATTCGGCCGGTTAAAGATGCTATATAGCGGCCCTTCTTCGATCAGCTGCGGATTCCGTGTGTCACCTGTATACAGCTTAAACGGGACACTTGCGATATTCGATGCAATCGATTTAACGCAAGCATAAATCCAAGCATGCTGCGTATACGGCCGCTCAAGGGGATGCTTCTCGAAATCCAACCGCGCAACGGACCACCAGCGGGATGGCCCGGAAAGTGAACGGCGGAACCAGTTCCGGAGCGATCGCGGGATAAGTTTGCGTAGTGCCATTTTAGACGAAAGTCACCCTTACGGTTGCCGTTGACGCTGCTTGAATCGCAAAGTCTAAAGCATCGCACAGGTCATCGTGTGCGGCAGCGCCAAAGTCAACCAATTGCTCGTACAGTTCTAATTGCGATTCGTGCGGTCCCCCTGCCGCATTTCCCCGTAACCAGATACGCTCGTTTTGAAAATGTGTCGCAAGCAGTGCCATCCGCGTGTATTTATCCCGGCTTGTCTTTATTTCTTGGACGGGATAGTCCGTGTGGCGTTTCAGCATGTCCGCAATGGCCTTTTGGGCTTGTACGGTTTCCACCCCGATGCGTTTTACTTTCCAGCGTTTCGCCACAGAAGCGATTGTGTGGAGCAAATCTTGAAATGTCAACCTTCGTGCTATGGCTTCAAGAACGTAGAAGCGATGATCTTGCTTGCCGACAACGACAATCGCGGAATAATCCGCCTGCGCTTTGGTGCTGAAAGCCGGGTCAACACCCATATATGTGTCAAGTCCGGGTGGAAACGTCTTGTACCACCGGAACCATTCCGGCTTGAAGAGCGAATCTTGGCGCTGTATTGGTTTGCAATGGAAGGACCGCGCGAAGGCAAGCGGATTCTCTGCGCGGCGTTTTTCTAATGCTTCCCGTGGCCATTTTTCCGGCCATAGCGGCGTAAGATCATTTGGTATCCCGCGGAAAAGTGTCGCATATTCTGAGCTTCGAGCAAGTGTCCACGTAAGATCCGCGTAGTGCCACGGCGTTGAAATCGACCATATACGGCCACCTTCGTCGAGCATGTTACGCCAAGTGTTGAAGAAGGT